ATCCTCCTCAATATAACTCATTCCTTTCTCTAATTTTCCTCGGCCTATCATGTTGAGAAATCCACTCTCAGTACTTTCTACTCTTCCTACTTGACTCAAATCAGCGGTTAGGTATGACTCCTTAATAAAGTGGTGGGTTATGTCGGCAAATTTTGGCATCTTCTTGTTATTAAACTTGAGCATTACCACATCATCACCTACGGGTGAAACATCTATATCCTCTAATGAAGTTATATAAGTTCCACGAGTAGTTACGATCTTGATGTGGGTTGATTCTCCCATAGCTAATAAAAAGTGAGCGACTGTAATTCCGACTGTATCTTTAACCATAAGTATGTGAACCCAACATTCAGCATCTCCTCCAGTTGCATTGCAAAAGTAGACTTTACCGATGTTGTTAGTTAAACTTTGACTCATAGTTAAAGCATTTTTGTCTCCAGCTTGGGCAACAAAGTCTGATAATTTGTATGATTTTCCTCGTTCAGATTTTATCAAAGTGGCTTTCTTAACTCTCATTCTTTTAGTGCTTTCATCTCCTGATGGTTGTGGCGCTTGTGTAGTGAATTGTGATGCTTTTTCTCCAAAGAACATGAAGGCTCCTCCTATGATTCCTATAACTGTACCTATAGCTAAACCTGCTTGATAAATAGGTTTGGCTTTAGCAGCATTTACAAACTCTAAGGTGTAATCCTTCAAACTGTTGAAAGTTCTTGTTCCGATTGAAGCCATTTGAGCAACAAATTCTCTAGCTTGAGCACATTTCGTGAGACATCCATTACTTAGAGCATCCCAATCAAGGAGCTTGCCTCCTGCACGAAGTCTTTCATAAATTTTACTAGCATGGTGGGTACTAAAATTCTTCATGTAAGTCATAAGTGGGGTTTCAGATTGGGGAAGTATTTCAACAATATTTCCATTGGCATCTTGTGTGATGATAGTTTTCTTCACTTTAGGGTCCATAGATTGTAATTTAGCTTTAGTCCATCTTCTGTTAAAGGCGACAGTTCTTGATCCAGCCTGAGCTACAGCAATTTCTTCGGTTTCTTCTTCAATGGAATAATTCTGAAATCTTCTTCTTGGTCTATTACGTTGGGATAAAATTCCAGAAACTTGATGTTGCACAAATGGATTGGGTTCATCAAGAGGTCCTAAAGTTTCGATTCTTGGTTCATTGAACATCTTGGTAACATCATAATCCTCTTCTAAGATTCTTGTCCAAACATTGTTTTCTCCAGCTTCGGCACTTTTAAGATAATCATAACATCTAAGGAAAAATTCCTTATAATTTATAATTTGACTCTTATTGGCACCAAACTGCTTGAAAACTTTAATATTGTACATATCTCTGGTGTTGGTATAATGTTGATCAATAAGTTCGGCAGTGGCGTAACCAGCTTCATTCTTTACTTTATCTGGGACATCAATCTCGACCATCATAGCAAATCTTCGGTACCAAGCGTCGTTATCTTGTAATCTAACATTACTTGGTAAACCTGGGTCGTTTCCTGTTACTATAATTACTTGTGATTGAAAAAATGTGCATGACTTCTTTTCTAACTCCGCCATATTCAACATATGTGTTTGTACGTTAAACATGTGAATCATATCGGAAGCCATAAGCGATCGTTTTTCTTGGTCATCAATCATAAAGCAATCATCCATAAATGTTACATATTGTCCTCGATATCCATCCCAATATTCAGAATCAGAATTTCGTGTGAAAGTGTGGTTGTCAATGTTAAATTTAGTACTAGGGTTCATAGCAGTAAAAAGATCTCTGGCTAATAGCATAGATAGTGCAGATTTTCCTCTTCCTGGTTTACCATATAAGTAAATGGCGAGAGGGGCACTTCTTCCTCCATTCGATCTCTTTTTCTGAATCAACATAGCATAATATTTCTCCAATGACTGAAAGGTCGTCATAAAACTGGTATTAGTTGAACCAGTTAAATTTAGGGCAATCATCTTTTCGCGAATGATAAGAGCTTCTTTGTAATATTGTTCGACGGCATCGCATGTTTGCGTATCAGACCAAATACGAGTTGCTAAATCTTGTGGTAAGTATTGGTGAACATTACTTTCCCATTGGGCCATTTCTTTGTAAATAGCATCGATTTCAGCTTGGGTTCCAAAAGGTGTTCCGTAAATTGTGGAAATTACGAATCCAA